CATCTGCCGATGCCGTTACGCCGACTGTGCGCCTCGGAGCGAGAACCCAGATTTTTAAGAACGCTGTGGTTATTTCCGATACCGATGAAGCGGTGGACAATGCTGGCCGCGCCAAAGAAATGGCGTATCAAACATTGCTTATCGCTAAAGAGCAGAAGCTCGACATCGAAAAGGCGTTGTTTGCCAACCAAGGTAACGTAGTAGGGTCAAACACTGCTGCGCGTAAAACTGGTGGTGTACCATCATGGTTGATTACAAACGTAAACTTCCAGTCTGGTAACTCTGGTGCAAACCCAACCGGCGACGGCTCAGACGCGCGTACAGACGATGGCACACCAACTGCGTTTTCGCAGGCCAAGTTTGACGACGTTATGCAGTCAATCTGGGAAGAAGGCGGCAAGCCAGATACAGTATATCTGTCAGCCTTCCAGATGAATGTTGCTCTGGGCTTCACTGGTAACAACAACCAGCGTTCAGCGGTACAAGCCGGTGACGAGACTGTGGTCAAGTCGCTTGCAGTCTACGTGACACCGTGGGGTACGGTTCAATTCATGCCGTCACGCGAAAACCGTAGCCGTGACGTGTTCGTGCTGCAGGACAACATGTGGGAATGCGCAGTATTGCGTGGAACCAAGAACGTTGCCTTGGCCAAAAATGGCGACAACACTACACGTCAGGTGACTACAGAGCTGGCGCTTTGCTCGAAAAACGAGAAAGCCAACGGCGCGATTTACGACAACACCACATCGTAATATACTACAAGAGGGGGCGGCTTCACGCCCCCTCTGCTTAACGAGGGATCGACATGAAAAAAGTTTTAGTTGTAGGCCACAAGGTTCACACGTCAATTGGCAAGCTGGTCAAAGGCGACAACGCCGAGCTGCCAAGCGCAGAGGTTGAAACGCTGATGCGCGTTCGCCCAGACGCCATGAAAGTGCTTGGCGATGTTGAGCCAGCGCCTGCACCCGCACCAACGAAACGCGCCAAGAAGAAATAAGACATGGCGAAGATTTCGGAAAATATCGACTTTGAGCATGACCACATGGTCATCAAGCAGCGTCACGACGTCAGCCAGTCGCTCAGAGACGCGCAGGCGGCGAAAGACGCTGGCATAGGCATGTCAGGCGAAAACCGGCTTGTGGGTTTCGTAGACGGCGCTGTGCTTGGCGCATGGCTCAAGGAGGCTGGTGTGTCATGGTCTGATACAGAAGCGGCCAAGGAGGTCGTCAAGCGTAAGATGATGTCAGGCGAGTTCGCCAAGATGCGCGTCTGGGAAGGGTCTTACTGATGGACGCTGACATGCTCTGGACGGCGGCATTGACTGCCGGATTGGGCCTGATCGGCTGGGTATTGAAGAGCGCTGTGGACGAGATGCAGCGCCTCAATATTCTGCTGAACAAGACCCGTGAAGAAATGGCCAAGGATTACGTCACCAAGGCAGACAGCACAGCCGTCATGGCGCAGATCGTGGCGCGCTTTGATCGAATAGAAGAGAAAATAGACCGCCTGATGGAGCGATGAGCCATGATAGACCCCGCCACGGCAATCATGGCAGCGTCCACAGCGTTCAACGCAATACGCAAGGGCTGCCAGATCGGGCGGGATCTGGAGGGCATGGCAGGCGATCTGGGGCGATGGTCTAAAGCGATCAGCGACTTCGACTTTGCAGCGAAGCGCGTAGAAAACCCAAAATGGTATCAGAGCTTCGGCAGCGTCGAGCAGCAAGCGATGGATCTGTTTGTGCAGAAGAAGCAGCGCGAGAATATGCGCGACGAGCTGCGTAAGATGATTAGCGAAACGCTTGGCCCGTCTGCGTGGCAGGAACTGATCCGCATGGAAAACGACATCCGGCAGAAGCAGAAAGACGCAATGTATAAACGCATCGAGCGCAAGGAAACGATCATTGCATGGGCGGCTGGCTTGCTGCTGTTTTTGATTTGCGTTGGCGCGCTGTTTGGCTTTGTCTGGATTGCGGTGAGGCGCTGATGGCTGACGGTGTGAGCGGCATAGGCTCTGCACCGTTTAACGTGCAGTCAGACATACATCAGCAAACGCAATCGCGTGAGCGTATAGAGGCGCATCTGGTGGAGCAGAGGGTAACAAAGGAGCATAGGGCCAACCACACGCATTTGGATGCGCTTCAGGAGCAGAAGTTGGATCTGGGCAAGGGTTATGATAAGTTCGGCACCAAGACCAATGCTGACAGGCCGCAAGGCACTAACATCAACATAGAGGTGTAAGATGGAAAAGCTTTTGGAATACAAGATCATGCCGCGTCTGATGATGCTGGTGATGACGATTATGTATATACGCTGCATCGAATGGGCGTTAAGCCAGCCAGATTTATCGACGCAACAAGCTGGCCTAATATCTGTTGTAACCGGAGCCATGAGCGGCGCTTTCGCCATCTGGCTGGGGTCTGAGAAATGATTGGCCAGATAGTAGGCGCATTAGGCGGGCTGGCCACAAGCTACCTCGACGGCAAGACGGCAATTCAGAAAGCGAACGCCGAGATCAAGCTGAAGCAGGCGACCGGCGAGATGGATTGGGAGCAGTCAGCCATCGAGGCCAGCAAAGACAGCTGGAAAGACGAGCTGTGGACAATCGTTTTCGTGGCCATATTGTGCATGAATTTTGTGCCGTCCATGCAGGACGTAATGGCAGAGGGTTTCGCCAATCTTGAAACAACGCCGCTCTGGGTGCAGTGGGGCATGTATGCGTCCATCGCCGCCAGCTTTGGAATCCGCACAATGAAAGGCTTGAAGAAATGAGCGTTGCATTAAAGCTGCTGCAGGAAAAGGTTGGCGTTGAGCCAGATGGCGCATACGGGCCGAATACGGCGCGTGCAATCACAAAGCACTACGGGCTTGACCGCGTGAAGGCTGCGCATCTTCTTGGGCAGGCGGGCCACGAAAGCGGCGGGTTCAAGCTGACACGCGAAAACCTAAACTATTCAGTGGAGGCCATGATGCGCGTCTGGCCGTCACGCTTCCCCGACGAGGATAGCGCCAAGCCATATGCCCGCAACGGCGCTAAGCTTGCTGGCAAGGTGTATGTCGGGCGCATGGGCAATGACACGCCAGAAGACGCCGCCAACTTTATTGGACGCGGGTTCCTGCAGCTTACCGGCAAGGACAACTATAAATCGTTTGCGCATGACATGCGTTTGCCGGAAGTGCTGACAGATCCGTCGCTGGTCGAGGAAGACTACGCCTTTGAAACGGCCATGTGGTTCTTCGACAAGAACGGCCTGTTTAATATCGCTGCTGGCGGCGTAAATGACGAAACGATCAAGCTTATCACCAAGCGCGTCAACGGCGGCTATCATGGTCTGGATGATCGTGCCGAGCGAACACGCCAAGCATTTAACTGGCTAACCTAGCGTCGTCTCAATGCTGTCATCCATAGCCTGCCGCGTAAAATCGGCGGGCTTTATGCGTACCGTTTTGCCGCTTGGCGCGGTGCGCAGTATAAACAATCGTATATCCAAAGCGACATACGCAAATATTTGCGCATCGCCATTTGCGCGTGTGAACACGTAGCGCGCCGCGCGGTAACGCTCGGTGCGCGGCTCAAGGGTCGCCTTGACCTGCATCGTCAACAGCTCGCCGCTGGCCGACTTCACCCATAGGTCATCGTCCTGCATGTCTACCCGATGGCAGCGTATCCCGCGCTGCTCAAGCTCGGCGGCGACGAGAAACTCGCCTGCACGTCCGACGTTGATGCTGTTGGCCACAGCCGGAATATACTATAAATATCATAATGTTACTACGGGCAAAGCTGCTCGCACTTATATGACCGCCAAAGCTCCTCAACGCCCCATAGCTGATCTTGCGGCATAACAAAGCATTTCCCCTTACCTAAATCAGTTTGCATTGCTTTTTCGACAAATGCCTTGCGCGATATGCAGCCAGCAACATCCATCACATTTTCGTCATCTGTCTTTGTCACAAGCACAGCAGCGCGTGACTTAAACGCTTCAAGCGATTTAAACAAAAGCTGTCCTGTCGGGTAGAACGTAGACTTAACGTCTATGCTTATTTCGCCAAGCCATAAATCAACGCCGTCATCCACACCGAGCGTGTTGGGATTATATGAAACGTCATAAAGCTTGGCGACGGCAACCTCTGAGCGTATGCCAAGGAAATCCAGATCAACGCCGCTGCGCGTATCGCGCTGCTGATTTACTATGCCACCGGCTCGCGCAAGTGTTGAGCGCAAATTAGCGCTTTGGCGGCAATCAGCCATATCCTTATCTGTGAGCTTAATTAGCATTAGAACGCAAACTCTTCCTGCGTGCGCAGGCGATACAGCTGCTGGCCCTCAATAAACGACGTTTTGATGATCGTGCGCCGCTCCCGCATGGTCTTCAGCCCAATGTCGATATGCACGGCGTCCTGCTCAATCATGCTGCACAAGTCGCCCACAGACAGCTCTTCATGCCTGCTCAGGCAGCGCTTAATCTCCTTGCGCAGCTTTTCCAGAGGCCACGGCTTATGGGCATACGCGTGCATGTCATCGCGGCCAATCAGCCTGCGCTTCATGCGCGCATTCTCGATGATCGCCAATTCTTTCCAGCGTTCCAGCGGTGTTAGGCTTTCCGTCATAACCGCTTCTCCAGCATCTCACAGAGCGCCATGATTTCTTCGGCGCGCTGCTTAATCGTCAGGCGCTCGGGGCCACGCCCCGCGTCCATCCGCATGATGTCTGCCTTGCGCCGGATCGACATGACCAGCATCAGCGGCGTTGGCTGCGTCGGCGTGCTGCTGTCCTCGTCGATATGCGCGCCAACGCTGGCGCTGTTTTCCAGTTTCGATAGATCCCACTTAGCCATTGTTACTCTCCTGTGTTGGCTTGCGCTTAGGGCGAACAGTGTTTGATTTTTCTCGCTGGATAACGCATTGCACCGGCCCGTATAAATTTGCCTCGTATTTTTCAATAAAATCTGCGCATTCATATGGCGATGAAAATACCATCAGGGCAACCCATGTTGTTTTAATCATGCTGCTTTCCATTCTACAAATAAATCACGCACCAGCTTCTTTGTCATGTATCTCAATGCACGATTATGCGCGTGGCCATCGCTATCCACACGCTCGCGCTCAAGCGTTTTGCGCGTGTCATATATCCTGCGATACGGGCCAGCGTTTTCTTCTTTGCCTTGGCTCTTGAGCAGACTGTCGCCAATCGTCCAGAATACCGAATGACGTGACGGGCTATATCCATGCGCCAATGCCATCTCAGCATTGCTGCATTTGCGCTGCCTCTGGCCATCTATCACGGCAAGCCCAGCGCGCTTGTATATACCGTCAAGCTCCTTTTCATATTCCATAAAATCGCCCACCTCGCCAACAATGCCAGCCAAGCCAAGATGGCCAAAGCCTTTTACCTTATCGACAAACGTTGATACTGGCAGCTCCTTTGCCAGCCCGACAAGCCATTTCTCAAACTCGGCGCGGCTTTCTAAGAGCGGCTGCCTTGCCTCAAATAGTGGCTTTGTGGCGGCGTATTCATCCATTGTGCCTTCGCCCTTCTTTAGTTGAGCGAATAGCTTATTGGCTTCCTTGATGTCGCCGTCACGAAAGCTGCGGCAGATTGCTTTAATCTGCAAAACGAGCTTTGCTTCAGCGCGAACCATGTTCTGCCTGTTGCGCCAAGTCAGATATATCTTGGCAATGGTTGGGTGTTCGTAACGTTTATCCATAATGGATCTCCTTGTTTTATGCGAGGCGATGGAGTGGTGGCATTTCTGCGTAATCTCACTGGCCTCTGGTTGTTGGTGCGCCAGTTCTATGGCATCTCTGCGGGTTCTGATCGGCACCAAATAAAGTGGGAGCGTCAGCTTTGTGACATCTCTGCGTTTGCGTAATGGCTCCCTGTTGTAAGGTGGGGGTGCATCTTCGTAGGCATTTCTGCGGGCTATTCACGACCCCCTGTTGTAAGGTGGGGGCGTGGCTCCCAAGGCATCTCTGCACAAATTCATTGGCCCCCTGTTAAATGGTTGGGAAGGGTGACGGCTAGACGGCATTGCTGCATGGTCAGTATGACCCTTCCCATTGGCGCGGCAACTGGTTGGCATTTCTGCGCACCTGTAGTGGCGCCAAAATAAGGCGGGGGCGGTGTGACTTTGGCATTTCTGCGCAGTTCCCACGGCCCCCTGTTGTAAGACGGGGGTGAGCTTTTAATGGCATTTCTGCGTTGGTTGGTCGGCCCCCTGTTAAACATTATTCTACCAAAGCCTGCTCATACTCAGCTTTGACTTCGCTGATATTCCAGACATCTCTGACGATTTTATCATCAGTGACGCGGGCCTTGATGGCAGAATAGAAGCTGCGCTGCCCCTCATGGTGCTTGCTGCGGGATGTCTCGTGCATAATCGCCTGCTCAAGATCCTCGCTTGTCGCATCACCCAAGCAGATGCCGGTATTCGGCAACAGCCAACGCTCAAACATATCCTTTGCATATGCGGGTGCCATGTTTTTCAGCGACACGGCTGGCGTTGAAGTCTCGCCCTTGTTCAGCACAGTTTGATGCGCTGCACGTTTAAGTCGCGCGCGGTAGCCTCTGGGCTGCGCAACAACATCCCAATATGCGATGCGCTCCAAATGGCGGCGTGTAGCCTCTTCGCGTAAAACATCATCTTGCTGAAGCATAACCAGATATTTCTCTGATGCTTCCTTTGCGCTGGCAGATCCCTCCCAAGCCTTTTCTACGGCCTCGGATACAATCGAAATAATATTTTCTTGCTTAGTCATCATTCTTCCTTTTCTTCGTTGCGCCAATCGAACTCGTCTTCGTCTTGGCATTCTGGGCAGCGCACCGTTGTCCACGCGTCGCTGTCCGGCGTGTTGACGAAACGCGGCAGCTCAATGAAGCCGGTTCCGTCGCAAGTCGTGCAGATCATTTGTACACATCCGCGTTGATGCTCCACAGCACCAACGACGCGCGCTGCTGGCCTGCACGCTGGTTTACATGCGCCTTGCATATCTCGCCGCGTGCGTGCATGTTTTCGAGGTGCTGCGATAGCTTGCGCGTGTCCACGTCAACGACGTCGGCAATGTCTGCCGTCTCGCAGTAGGTGACTTCGGCGCTCCGCAGGAACGTAAGTATCATCCGCTGGACGTCAGCCCAGTCTACCTGCTTAGGCTCCTCGGTGGGCGCTTGTACGGCCTCTGCTGGCACGTCAGTCGCTGCACCCAGCACGTCACGCGCTGCACGTCTTTCCTGCACGTAGGCGGCGACCCACGGCGTGCGCTCGCGCTGCTCTTCGATAGAGTTTTGCACAATAATACCGATGCAGATGTCATCGAGGTTTGCGTGGGCTTGCTGCAGTAAACGCGGCGAAATATGTACGCTCTCGCCATTGTCGGTGCGCACGCCAAAGCCTGTGCCGCTGTCGGTGATGTGCGTGATTAAAAATTCATGTGTGTGCGTAAGGTTCATTATGGTTTCTCCTGTTAGAGTTAAATTGAATTATTGAGGCTCTTTTACTTTATGCGGGGCGTAAAACCCTTCTGTGCCTCTGACTTCGTTCCAGCACTTAATTCTTTTGGGCGTAAAGCCTAATACTTTACCAGCGACCCACATTTCATCGTCTGCAAAGCTAGACATGTTAATCCAGACGTCCTGACCAACTTTTAAATTATTTTCGCTGCTATTCATTATGCGCCTCCTGATTTGATAAATATAAGCTACAATATCTAAAAGATATCTGTCAACAATTAATTTATATCTTAGTGCTATTGACACGATATATGTTTATCTGTAGCTGTTGCAATTAGGCTACAGAAGGAGAATGAAAATGGAGCTTCAACAATTATTGGTACGCGTGCGGCCAGAGGTGATTGCGGGATTGGACTTGTATAAGGACAAGACGCGCATGACAAAGGCGGCAACAGTAGAAATGGCGCTGCGTGACTTCCTTGCGAAGCACGATATTGTAGTTGAGCAACCTTTAACTGAATAAGGACTCAACCATGAGCGATCCAGTGACCATTGGCATAGACTGCGGATATCGTACTGGCGGCGTAGCGCTTATCACAGACACATGGTCTGAGGTGCATGACTTGCCGGTGTATAGCGAAGGCGGCGTAGATGTCGTGGCGCTAAACGATATTATAATGAGCTGCGATGCTGTCGATCACATATGGATTGAACGGCAACAGGCAATGCCAAAGCAGGGCGTTAGCTCAACGTTTAAGCTGGGTTACGCGTTTGGTCAGATCACATCTACTGTTGCGCTTTCTCGCTCAAGATTTACATTGGTAGGCCCAGTCAACTGGAAGCGCGCGCTGAATTTGCCAAAGGATAAAGACGCAGCAAGACGTCTGGCGCAGCAATGGTTTCCTGATCGGGCGTCGGAATTAAAATTAAAAAAGCATGAGCATCGCGCCGAGGCGTTGCTAATTGCATTATATGGAAGGGGAAGGGCGTAATGGTTATGCGCAAGGACATGTCCAACGAGGCATATCATTTAGATCCGGCAATATCATCGTCGGACGTAAAAACGGTCAGCAGCAAGTCTCTGGCGCATTGGAAAGGTCAGGAGCGTAAAGAAAGCGCCGCGTTTGATCTTGGCAGCGCCTCTCACGCGCATTTACTGGAACCAGAAAAAAACTTAGTCAGATGCGGGCCGGAAACAAGGCGCGGCAAGGAATGGAAGCAAGCAAAAGAAGACGCTGATAAAGCTGGCGCTGTGCTTTTGCCGGAAGCCGAATACAAGCAAAGCATAGATATGGCGCAGTCCGTATTGCAGCACAGCGTGGCGCATCATCTGCTGACGCATTCTGATCTAATCGCAGAGGCGTCATTTTTTGTAACAGATCCTGACTTAGATTTGCCGCTCAAGACACGCCCAGATGGATTGCTGGTTAAGCAGGGCATAGCGATAGACGTAAAGACGTGCGTTGATGCATCGCCAAAAGGATTTGACCGATCGGTCAGAAATTTTGGCTACGACATACAAGCGGCGTTTTATCTGCATTGCCTTAATCTTGAGGGGCTACGCATAAAGCAGTTTATGTTTATTTGCGTCGAAAAGGAAAAGCCATACGCCGTATGCGTTCACGAAATGAGCGAAATGTATTTGCGGCACGCGCATAATCGCATGATGGAAACATTATACACGATCAAGCACGCGACGGATAACGAAGAATATGACACCGGCTGGGATGAAATAAATACTATTCATTTGCCGGACTGGATGAACGCATCTGGCGCGTTCTAACAAATGTTACAACAGATCCCAGCGTGGGGGTGCCACGCAATAAACTAAGGAGTTGCACATGCAACATATTATCAGTAACGCCGTTGCGCGTTATCCACGACTAAACGGCACATATAAATTCGACAGCGGCGAAATGCGGTCTGTGAAATGCGATGCGCTGGACGATGGGGCTGCCTACGACATGTCATTTATTATGACGCCAGATGCCGCCAAGCAGCTACATTCTTTATGCATGGAAGCGTATAACAATGCCGCATCTATGGATAACAAAAAGAAATGGCCTGAAAAGCCGTCAAACTTGCCGTATAAAAAAGGCGATGATGGCGAAATCATCGGCAAAGCCAAATTAAAAGGCGCGTATGGAATGGAAAAGACCAGCCCGCCGCGTCAGGTAGATGCCCAGCGCAATAAGCTGCCGGATGACTTTATGCTAACGTCAGGAAGCAAGGTAAACGTGGCCGTGACGCTGGTGCCATACAATACTGGATCAATAAACGGCATAAGCTTGCGATTGCGTGCTGTTCAGGTGCTTGAGCTTGCCGAGCTACAGCACGGCGCTGATCCATTTGACGCTGTGATCGGAGGCTATACAGCCGCAGCAAGCCCAGCGGAAGATGATCCGTTTGCATTGCCGCCAGCAAGCCCAGCGCCTGCCACGGCAGCGCCCCAAGCGGCGTCGGATTCATTCGATGATGAAATACCGTTCTAGCACATAAAAAAGCCCCGCCCGAACAGTGCAAAACCTAATCGGGCGGGGCAATCATGGGAAGAGAGGTATGTACGATCATGTTAAGCAATTTAAGGCAGGATAGCAAGTTTCCCACCGCGCATTGGGCAGAATGGGGCAACGAGATAGTCAAACTCCTTAACCTAAAACAAACCAGCAAGGGCGAGCATCATGGGGCATGCCCGAATTGCGGCGGCAAAGACAGGTTTTGGATAAAAGAGTTTAATGGCGAGGTCATGGTTAATTGCAGGCAATGCAATGATTTTAAGGCCATACAAGAAGCATTGCGCAGCCAAGGGTTATGGCCGGACGCAAATAAAATGCCGGATCTTGCAAGGCCGCAAAATAAAGAAATAGAATGGCCAGCGCAGGGGGAGCAAATAATGCCGGAGATTGAGCAAGCGCAGGAAACGCCAGACGCGGAAACTCACCCGTATCTCGTACGCAAAAATGTACAACGTCATAACGCTATTATTGACGGGCCTGATCTGCAAATACCAATCATTGACGTGACAGGCAGACGCCAAGGCGTGCAGTTTATCGACGAG